TGGACAGATACGGCAGATAGAGTCATGGCTAAAGCATTACGGTCATATGGTGTGGAGCAAACTGAAATCGAGGAAATCCAACAAAGATGGAATCCTTGCCACAGAGATGAGGAGCAAGATGTTGCGTAATCCTAAATTAATTAAACTTCATATCCAAAGGGCTACTCCATATAGGAGTGGCTTTATGGATAAAATTGTTCGGTTGCTGGACAAAATAAAAGAATGGTAAAGCGAGCAAAAATTCATAGCACAAGTCGTGGTTGGGAAAAATCTCTTAAAAAATCTGCAAAGGTTAAAGAACGCCAGCACGAAAAGCGAAGAATTGTTCGGTTGTTGAAAGAGGAAAAAAATGAAAAATGTTGATGACGAAATGTGGTTTGAGGATGATCCAAGAGCCATAAAAGAAAACAATAATGATACAAAGCGATATGTAAGAAAGCCAATTGAAGTACATTTTGGTGTGTCTGAAGTGGCTAGTATGGCATCTAGGGGTAGTAATTACTACAAGTACAAGCGAGGGTCTTCTAGCAATGGCACTCGATATACCTATAAAAAGGGAGGTGATAATGGGTGAATACGAATGTATAGATTGTAACGAAATGTTTTGGGCTGATGAACCGCCTCATCCTAAAGATCAATGTGATCGTTGTAGGGAAGAGGAAAAAGACAATGGTTAAAATGTTTGTCCTCATATGTGTCGTTTGGGTCGAAGGTAGTCGCTACGATGGTGGTGAACAAAAATGCATGATGCATGAAAGCCAAGTGAAGTATATGACGTTGGATCAATGTCGTAGCGATATACCTAAAAGCGAACAATTAATAGAAGGTGCTATATTTGATAACTTTGGCGAAGAGCCTATAAGCCATGAAATTATGGCTGGATGCTTTGGAGGAGCGTGATGATTAGAAAGCTACCAAAAGAAAAGTTTGTTATCCATTGCAAGGAAACAAAGTATTATATGGTTGAGATCGAAGCTGATAATTACGATCAAGCCGTGAAACAATGGGAAACCATAGCTAAAAGGCGTGATTACACTACGCTTCATAGCAACATGGAAACACAAAGCGTAAGCCAAGAGGTATAAAATGAAATTTAAAGTTATAAATAAAAAAGAAGATCAACCTACACTCGAAGAAGCACAGGAATTTGTTGGTGGTTGGGTTGAAAGAATACTCTTAAAAAATGGCGATATAATGCTTATTGATGAAGAGGGTAAATTAAAACAAAATAGTATTAATCATAAAGCTACAGATTATTGGGTTAAGAGTTTTGGTATGACTGACGTTATCGTTGGTGATGCTATTTTAATTAAACAAAATGCTTTAACGGATTTATGGTAATATGATTGATATAAAGATAGGCGATTGTCGGGAAGTGTTGAAAACATTACCCGATAAACATTTCCAAACATGTGTGACAAGTCCACCATATTACGGATTGCGTGATTACGGAACGGCAAGCTGGGTAGGTGGATCGGAGAATTGTTCGCATATCGGAGCTACGCTGGGAAACAACAGGAACTTCATTGATGAGGGCGGTAGAGGTAGCAACAAAGCTAGTTTATCCACAGGCGACTGCATAAAATGTGGTGCAAAACGAGTGGATTCACAGATCGGGCTGGAAGAAACACCCGAACAATTTGTCGAGTCGCTGGTCAATGTGTTTCGTGAAGTCAAGCGGGTGCTTAAAGATGACGGAACTCTATGGTTGAATCTAGGCGACAGTTACTCTAGTGGCGGTAGAACGACAACAACAAATCAAACTGTTCGGGGTAATACTGACTACGGAGTTACTCGACCACCACCAATTGTTGGTATAAAGCCCAAGGATTTGATCGGAATCCCTTGGCGTGTGGCGTTTGCATTACAAGCTGATGGTTGGTATTTGAGGCAGGATATAGTCTGGCATAAGCCTAATCCCATGCCCGAAAGCGTACAGGATAGATGCACAAAAGCCCATGAATACATATTTCTTTTGAGTAAAAGCCCTTATTATTACTACGATAATGTGGCTATCAAAGAAGAAGCACAGGATTGGGGAACTCGAGACCGAACAAATGGTAAATATCACAACGAAGGTACTGGGTTAAATCCGCATACTGGTCTGGAAAAATCATATGAGACAAAGAACAAGCGTAGCGTCTGGACTGTTAACACAAAGCCCTACAAAGAAGCCCATTTCGCTGTTTTTCCTACTGATTTAATTGAACCATGTATTTTAGCTGGATCTAGCGAGAAGATTTGTTCGGGTTGTGGAAAAGCGTACAGGCGTGAAATGGTCACAACTGATGTGCCAGACAGAATTGTTCGGGATCATATGGTTGGCGTTATACCTAAACGGGATAAGCCTAGTCGTATGAATAGCAAAAATATGACATCTCTAACAAAGGAAGATCAAGGGTTTGTTAAGCAATGTAACTGCGATACAGATAAAACCGAACAAGATCGGGTCTTAGACCCTTTTGGCGGATCGGGAACAACTGCACTGGTGGCTGACAGGCATAATCGGGATGCAACTGTAATTGAACTAAATGAGGCGTACATTGACATAGCGAAGAAAAGGCTGGAAGGTGACGCACCATTGTTCGCAAATGTGGAGGTGAGCTAATGGCTAAGAAAAAACAGAAGAATTGTTCGCAATGCAAAGAAAAAATTGTCGCTGGTATGGAGCTGGTGATGAATAACCGAACAATTTGTATTGGGTGTGCCGTTGAGAAGGGAATAGCACAACAATGGCAAGCTCCCATAAGTCATGTATTGAACTGTGAATATGATGTCGATTCCTGTCCAGAATGCTACAGGAATTACACCGAAATGATGGAACATCTGGGCTATGTTTGTACCCTTAATGGTACGTTCTATAAGCCTACTGATGACCCCAAAATTGTGGTGCTTTATGAGTGATTTACTTACCACTTACCAACATACACGGGAAGTAGATTTGTTCGGTAAGTTGTAAGTCATTGAAATTGTTCGGTTTTTTGAAGTAACTTACGGAGGTTACTTCTTACTACGGTAAGTTAATTTTAGGTTGTAAGTCATTGATTTTGCTCCTACTTTTTTACTTACCGAACTTCCCCCCTAAAGGGGGTATAAGAGGGCGGTAAGTAACCCGCCCATCTTACCCTATTAAACTAACGTAGAATGGAGACAAAACAAGATGCCAAAAGTAGCTGAGAACTTAACGAAGGAACAACGACTCGCTGGGTGGAAACGACTCACTGATAAACAGCAAGACTTTCTGAATAACTTTATGCACAAGGATATGACGCAGACACAATCGGCACGATCAGCGGGATATGCAAATCCTGGCGTTGATGCAGTGAGGTTGTTGCGTAATCCAGTTGTTCAGGAACGCTATCAGGAAATGCGTGACGAAGCCCGTAGTCGCTTCGGGGTAACAATTGATAAATCTGTTCGGGATTTACTGAAGATGCGTAACGAAGCGTGGGAATCGGGGAAATTTGGTGAGGCTATTCGGGCTGAAGAGTTGCGATTGAAAGCTACTGGACTTCTTGTAAATAAAGCTCATGTGCTACATGAACGCACTGACAGTCTGACAAGAGAAGAAATACTGGCAAAACTACAGGAATTTCAAGACATAGCCCAGAAACGCATGAAAGTAGCCACAACCACCCATAAAGACCCAGACTTGATAGAGCAAAGTAGCGTGAAACCCATAAAATAGCATATTTACTTGGAAAGGGTGTAGGCACGGAGACCGAAGAGTTGTTCGGATCGGGAGCTATATCGGGCTGGATCGGGGCGTAATCGGGGAATTGTTCGGTTTCAGGCAGGTAACTCCCCTGTGAATCGGATCGGGATCGGGCTTATCGGGAGCGGGATACCGTACAATTGTTCGGGGAGCTTCAGGATCGGGAGATCCACCCACCTGCTGTCCAGCTTCCTGCGTGAACAATTGTTCCAGTTGTAAGTCGTCCTGCTGGAATGAACAATTGTTCGGAGTTACCAGCCAGACGACAGCGCAAAAAAAAAGAGCAGGAAAACCAAAACCCGCTCTTTTTACTTTTAACATTAAACAAAGGATTATTTAAATGCTTGATACTATATTATATAGCAACTGTTACTAACTATTACAAGAGAATAAAAAAATTAATTTAATTATTGAATAAAATCAATGACTTAGCAATTTAATTAATTTAATTTACTTTTTTTTACATAATTTGTTTGACAGGTGTTGTAATGATTGCTATAACAATATTAACTTAAACAAACACAAGGAACTAAGCCAATGAATACAATTTATCAAGATAGCATACAAGGAACTAAATTCACTAAGACAAGTAATATAAGTGGAACACATCTTCAGGGTAATGTTGGAGCAACTTATCAGGAGCTTGTAGAAATATTTGGAGAGCCAACCAGATATGAGCCAGACGAGTACGACAACAAAATAGATGCTCAATGGTCAATCAAATTTGAAGATGGCACAGTTGCAACAATATATAACTACAAGAACGGACTTAATTACTTAGGAGCAGAAGGCAAGAGAGTCAGCGAAATAAGTATGTGGAACGTAGGTGGTTATGATGAGAGAGCCGTGACGTTGGTCAATGACGAAGTTATTGATTGGACACACAGATTACTTGACACAGGTAAATCAACGAACAATTTAGTAAAATCATGAAAAATTTTCCTTCGCATTGGAGTAAGTTTAAATCGGATTGGATCGCAGATGCAATGGAGCATGGCAAGATGAATCGTGAAGAAGCGGAAGATTCTTGGGATAAGCAAGAGTATCGAGATTCATAAGAAATCATAATTGTTCGGAGAGATCGGGGATTCGCTTCCCCGATTTTTTTTCCAGCAGGGTGAACAATTGTTCGACCTGTAGAACTCCCCCGTCCAGCATGTGAACAATTGTTCGACCTGCACAGGCTGGAGCAGTTAATAAAAAAAATAAAAAAAGTTTTGTTTAAGGGTTGACATGTTGCAATCATTACACTATATTAGTATTAATTAAACAAAACCAAAGGAGAAACAAATGTATATGTATAAGTATATAGTAGTAGCGAAAGAGTGGAGAGACAAAGTTAACGGAAATAGTTACTTCTCTGCACAGATCGAAAGCACAGAAGATGGTAGCAAAACAAAGTTACCTTTCCAGTATGGGTATGGCGACCAGTACAAATATGAAGCAGTTAGAGAACTGGTCAAAGAAGGATTACTGGAAGAAACAAAAGAATATCCATTCGTTCCAGTAAAATTTGTTAAGATTCCGAACACATTAAAAAGAGAAGCTGTTAGCTTCGGAGAATAAA